TCCGAGTTATCTCGGATTTATTTTCGAGTTCGGGTTGTTTATTCGGATTTATTTCCGAGTTATCTCGGATCTGTTCAGGCTTAAACTCATTCCAAGATTTCCCTTTTTCAGTCAGTCTAATTAGATCTTTATCACCATGCTTACCCTGTTTACCCTGTTTTAAGTAAACAATTAATCCTTTCTCGTTAAGCTCCGAAAAATGACGGTAAACAGTGTCTCTGGTCTTATAAAATAACGGTAGTTCTTCAATGACTTTGTTACGAGATACCCAGTAATAAACTACACCATCTACGACAACTTCTTCCGCCCAAGACGAAGCTTGATTAAGCAAATCAAACAAAGCTGCTTGATTAGCATTTAAGCCCCATTCAAGGCTTTTTTGATTGTTTATGTAAGTGCTAAAGCGCATTTTCTACCACCTTAGTTCCCTTTCTTGAATTGCAGGAACGGCACATTGTTTGAAGATTTTCCAGCGTTGTTTCTCCGCCTTTTGATTCCGGGTAAATGTGATCACAAGTTAAGTCAAGGTGAGTTCCGCAAGATACGCAACGGTATTTATCCCGTTCGAATACGCGCTTTCTTAAGCTATGAGAAATAGTCTTTTTCTTATATCCAACCTCTTTTTTATGTGAATTTACTCGATCTGTAACCAACCCTAATTCTTCAGCGATCATGTCCAACAAGCCGCCGCCTTTCCCGTCACCCCAATTCCAAAGGGTTTCTATGGCGTCGGCATATTCGTTCGCCATTTCTTTGATTAATGACTTTGCTTTAGCTTCCGTTATAATTCCAACCTTTTCTAAAGCGTCATCCAAGACATCTGAACTTAATCCAAAATTTGATAAATTTTCATTTGTTGGATGGGTGTTAAATCTGTAACAAACTACAAGCGCTTTTAATTCCTCTTCATTCAAAGCGCGTAAGTGTTCATCCACAACGAAATTTGGGAATATGAAAGCGTTATTCATGCCGCCTCCAACCAATACTGAGCAACACGTTTTCCGCTTGGCACGGTAATCATTTTGCTGATGATGTTATGTCCACGTTTTTTAAGGTCATAAATTCTTGCTCCAAGACGTAAGCAGTTAAAACGTTTTTCCGCATCTAAGTGAGTTAAGCGGTCGCCTTGTTGTAAGGCTTTAAGGATTAACGCTTTTTGAGTTTTACTTGAACTTTCATTTGCGTTTTCATTAAATTTAGGTGATAATTTAGTCATCTTTTGAAGTCCTCCGACTGATAAAGGTTATTACATACGACATAATCAAAGCCTCTGTTCCAGCAGGGGCTTTTTTTTTGTCACTTAGCTGTATTTCTTAATACAGCCCAATCCACATCAGGTCGTAACTCTTCACAAGTTACTTCCCCATTTGAAATTCGTTCAATGTCAGGGCATCGCTCCGCTGGCACTTTAGTTTTGAACCACTGCTGAACTGCTTGTGGTCGAATACCAAGCTGGCGAGCGATCTCTGATTGGTTTAATGCTTTTAATTTTGTAATCACGCCATTTCCTTTTAAAGTATCGCTTGTTTCAACTTGTAGATATTTTACAAGTAATAATTTAAAAATACAAGTAATTCTTTTATTGAAATTACAAGTAAACCTTGTAAAATGGCAAAAATTTAAGGAGGTGCCATTATGAGCATTAAAAAACGACTTGAACAAATGATTGCTGAGAAAGGTTGGAATCAAACGGATTTGGCTTTTAAGTTAGGCATTACACCTCAAGCGGTGCAACAATGGCTAAGAGATGAAAAACCTACCACGCCATCTCAAGCAAGATTGCGGAAAATATCAGAGATTAGTGGATACCCTGTCCATTGGTTTTCAATGAGTGATGAGGAAATTAAGAAAGATGAATTTTTAATTTCTAATATGAGCGGAAAATCTGACTTAATCTACTCGTATCAAATAGATCTACTGGACGTTAATGCTAAAGCTGGAATTGGCGGCTGTATAAACAATGAATATCCAGATATCATTCAATCAATTTACTTTTCAAAGGATGGACTATTGGAAATTGTTGGAAGAAAAACTAATAACGGATTGTATATGATAACCGTACCAACGGACAGTATGAGTCCTACCATTGATAAAGGCGATGTGGTATTTATTGACACTAACGTTACTTCTTATAGTGGTGAGGGGATTTATATTTTCGCTGTTGATAACGAGGTTTATATCAAGAGATTGCAGCGTGTTCCCGGTGGCGTATATAAAGCTCTTTCGGACAACAAATCGTACGATCCATTTGAGATGACAAGCGATTTATTTGAAACAGTCACAATTATAGGTAAGTTTGTTAGATCATTGCCTATACACCCGAAAGACCTATAAATAAAGCTTAACTTCTTAATAAGAAATAATTGCTTAAATCGAAAGAAAAAGCCCCTTAAATCGAAAGATTAAGGGGTTTATTTTACACTTGATTAAGATATTAGACGAATAAAATCATCTTCAGAAATAATCTGCATTTTATGCCCTTGAGAAATTAGATCTCTAGCTTTAATTTCTTTATTGCTCAATTCTTTCCCTCTTAATTTTGACTCATCTTGATACCCTTTGACTAATAAGGTTACTTTCTTTGATACGCCATCAACAACAGTACAGCCAACCGCAGCAGCTTTATCAGCAGCTAAATGTCTAGGCATAGATAGCTCACCAGTAAATACCATAATTTCGCCATATAAAGCACCTTCAGGATTCCCCTGTCTTTTTATTTTGTGTTGTTCATTTCCGTTCTCGTCAAGATGTTCAATCATCGGCTTTTTAACCCTGTCAAACCAATAATCTAAATCAGACGAGCTATCTTCAATAGCCTTATTAAGAACCTTGCCAGCAGTAATCGCATCATCTAACGCTTGGTGATGATTTAACTGCTCTATTTTCAAGTATTTTGCGACCTTGCTTAACCCATATCCTTTAATTGAGAATTTGTTATCCCAGCTTCTACGGACTACCCTCATAATATCTAACCATCTATTTTGTAAATCAGGGAAAATTCTAGTTAAAGATACTCTATCAAAAGCACCATAAGAGCAAACAACATTATCAGCAAAATAGCCTTTAATTTTTGACTCAACCTGTTTAATGGTTGGCGAGTTTCGCACCATACTAGGCGTTATTCCGTGTATGTAAACATTCATCTCGTCAAAGTAAGCATTTGGATTTATTAGAGATTCCCATTGTTCAATCAACTCACCATTTTCAAAAATAGCAATTCCAATTTGGCATATTGATGTCAAGTCTGGATTTGCAGTTTCAATATCTACCACAGCGAACTTAGTCATTTAATTTCCTTGTTTTAATAGTTAATCAAGCAGCATTTTACAAATTTATGTGCTTTTAACAGTGATCAAAATCACAAAAGAGAATAATCATTGATTAAAAAACAAGCAATCAAACAAATCAGTAAAGATTAATATTTCTTATTTTTCAAGTAATTACAAGTTATAGGTAAGTTTTACTTTAAAATAATTTAAAGAAATACTTGCAATAATTAAAGTATTTCTTGTATTATACACCCATCAAAACGAGATACACATAAACAAATATCTCGATGTTCTTTAAAAATTGTGATGAAAAAAAAGCCCCGATAAACAGGGCTTGGTTATTAGGCTTCATAAAATGGAGTTTTTCGAGTGGTGTCCATTACAAGAGTAACTGCATGTACGCAATCTTCTCTATTAATGTAACCTTCTCCGTGAGCAATAATTTCATGATTGGCAGATTTTAAATGCCAGTACCATTGATTATTAGCCTTACTTTTAAAAATTTGAAAGTACATAGAGGTAGTTCCTTATGCAAGATGAAATGAAGCGCTATGCGATTTCTTATAACTTTAAAGGTTCCAAATGGGGTGCAGAAATTTATGCTCACTCCTTTGAAGAAGCAAAAGAAAAAGTCAAAGCAATGTCCCAAGCAACCGTAGATGGCGTAATCCATCATTCTATTTATATTCCTGTTAAGGGAAAATCATGGCTTGCAAGGTTAATTGTTAGTATAGTCAAAAAATTCACTTAAGTAAGTGATAATCATCACAATTTTAGACAATTTAGATAAAAAACACACTCGTGAAATGCCATTTGTGAAAATCGCCAGTTGCAGATTAAAAGCCCTGCACCAATGAGTGTGAGATATTGCGGTAATGACAAACGAAGCCAGTCGGTGGGATAAGCTAAACGCAATATCACATTTTAAAGCACATTTGAAGTACAGAGAAACAACGGCACGTGAAACCGTTGCGAATGATAGAGAGAAGTGTGCTTTGAAATGGTAAAACCATTACAGCACTTATTTAAATGGGAGAAATAAAAATGGCAAACAAAACCTTTGAAATTATTCGTCTTGCATTAATCAATGAACAGCTTGGTAATCCCAAAAAATTAACATTGAAGATTGAAGAAAACAGCCTATCTGAAAGAGATAAAGAAAATATCAAATGGGCTGTATTGAGAGCGGTTGAAAACGGTTGTTTAGAACCTGCATTAATTGCTGATAGATGTTGTTTCGCATTTGAGCGGATTAATCGTTACGGCAAAAATACTGGTTCTGGGAGTTGCGGAGCTATTTCCACCACTGCTCCTGAATAAACTGCTGTACTTCGGCAGATAATCCTCGCCAAGAAGCATCGCTCATATTTGCAACAAAAATTGAATCGTTGAAGTCCGTTACTTTACTTAGGCGATCTAAAACTTCATCGGTTGAATAAGAAGTATGAAGATACCAAACAGATTGTTGAACTTTGGCCCATGCGCCTAATGTTTTAATTTTTTCAATGAGCGCATCGTAATTCTGGCCAGATTTATTTAAATCATAAGTAACTAAGAGATTATTTTTCATAATTTATCCTTATTTGTGTTGTGGTTAGCGAAATTATATTCCTTATGTGTTGTGGTGACAATAAGGAGCTTGAGCCTTACAAGTATAAAGAAAGGTATTTAATGGCTCTTTGTTGAGTTGGTTGTGGAAACCGACACCCTATACACAGATATAGAATTAGTTAATGCAACTTTGGAAAATGACGCTGGGTTCAAATCCCAAAAGAGCCTCCATCTCAATCCGCTTTCAAATAGCGAATTAAACGCTCAATCTTCTTGAATAACTGATTGAACGAGAGCGGATTTAGCTGGGAACAGCGTTTTTCATGATTAAAAAAATCTCCTTTAGATTGGTTAGCCCCTAGCTGCTTTCACACTTTGGCACTAGGGGATTTTTTTTAACCAATATTTCATAACCGACGAGGTGAAACTATGAACAAGTTAATCAAATTTCTTAAAACAACTGCTTATGTAATTGCGACAGTGTTATCAATTTGCCTAGTTGCTATGACAATGATTACCGCTCTAGCAGCACAGGCAAGTGAGCCGACAGCATTAGAACGTGAACAAGCAAGAATTCAATGGATTGCCGAACACGGAAAATACCAACCAAATCTTACAGAGCCAGCCAAACAAGAGGCTATGGCATACACAAATATTAAACAAAAGGAATTAGACGATGCGAAAAGTAGAAATTAAACCAGAGAAGCACGATAGTGGCTGGTTTGCGGTAGAGAGAATTAATAACCGTGCTGTTTGGAAGTCGTCTAATTTCGCAACTGAAGAATTAGCACAGGAACGATGCAATCAGAGAATAGCTTTAAAAGAAAGAGAAGCTAAGCGTTTAGGTGTTAGTTTTCACCTATATCAGACTGATGAAGTTATTAATGCTAAAAAAGACAAAATTAAGCGAATTACAAAGGCACAGGCTCGCTCATTGCAGAGATATGAGGATTATATCGAGTTAAGAGAAAAGCAGCCTGTAAACGAGCGTAAGGAGCTTTTTATGCTCGCTGACTTAAAGGCGTGCTTTGGTGTTCACTTATATATCGTAGAGCGAGCTATCTCTGACGGGATATTACCAGAGCCAACTAGAACAGTTTGCAATGGTAGCAAAGCGAGAATTTTTAAATTTGATGAAATAAAAGGTTATTTTAATTTCTTAAAGGAGCTTCCAAATGGAAAGTCTACAAGCTCAATGGGAGCGCAAAACATTCAATGATCATGACCGTAGATGTTGTGCTGAAGATGCGTATAACAGAGCGATAGAGCGTGAAATTGAATGTATTGAAGAGGATATCATGAATGGTGACAGTGAAGAACTTTGTATTTTTTATGAAAAAATATCCGAAGATGATGAATTTTTAAAAGCTATCGCACTAGGAAATGATTTTGAAGAGATGCGAATTAAAATCTTGACCGCTATGGCTGAAGATAGATTAGAGCAATTAGAAAAGGATTACAGAAATGGATACATCCTTAATGACTAGCCGAGAAGAAACTGACCGCTCCGCTAGCAAAGAGCGAGAACAAAAACTTAATGAATTTCAAGATTGGTTAATGAGTGGAATTATTGACCCGCAAAGAGCAAAAGAAATCATTGAGCTTTATTACAAAGAAATGCCATTTTAGGTGAATAAAATGAAAATCTACCTTGATATTGAAACAATTCCAACACAAAGCAAAGAACATCAAGAATTTGTGTGTGAAAACCTTAAGCCACCTGCGAATTACAAGAACGAAGAAACAATTAATAAATGGCTCGAAGAAAACAAAGAGCTTGCAGTTAATAAAACGTCTTTAGACGGTGCGTTTGGTGAAGTTGTAGTGATTAGTGCGGCTATTAACGATGATGAAGTGGTTACATTCTACCGTAAAGATTGGCAAGTAAAAGACCGTGAGAAAGATATTCTGACACGGTTTAATAATTGGCTAAAAGAACAAGCCAACAGATGTAAAACCGTTCCAGTGTTTATTGGGCATAACGTAACGAGCTTTGACGGACTATTCTTATGGCAACGTTACATTATCAACGGCGTGAAACCGTACTACAAGATGGATAAGCGAAACACTTACGACACGATGTGGGAATGGTGCGGATATAACCGAGAATCAAAACCTAGCCTTAATAAACTATGCCAAGTGCTTAATATCGAGCAGAAAGGCGATATTGATGGTTCTAAGGTGTGGCAAGCGGTGCAAGATGGTCGCATTGATGAAGTTACTGAGTATTGCGCTAAAGATGTTGAGCGAGTGCGAGCGATTTATAAACGAATGAATTTTGAGGTGTAGAGATGGCTGATAAAAAACAATCGTTACAGCGTAGAGCGTGGGATTTACTAAGTAAAATCAACGTAAACGATAAAACAGAAACGAAAGGCTCTGGGAAATTTGCTCTAACCTACCTATCTTGGGCTTGGGCTTGGGGCGTGCTTATGGAGTATTTTCCTGAAAGCATTTACGAAATACATCAAGATAAAATTATGCCAGATGACTCTGTAATGGTATCGGTAACGCTAACGATTAAAGATGGTGATGAACAGTTTAGTCGCTTTATGTGGCTGCCTGTAATGGATCATTTAAATAGAGCTATCAAAAACCCAACAGCTACAGATATTAACAAGGCGACTATGCGATGCCTTGCGAAAGCTATTGCGATGTGTGGGCTTGGGCATTACATCTATGCTGGCGAAGATTTACCGGTAGATGATGAAACCCCAAAGACAAAATCACAAGAACCCTCTCAAAAATCAACCCAGCAGAATGTGAATTCTACTCAAGATAAATCAATCCTTGATAAGTTAAAAACTGGCTTGAAAGAGTGCGGAAACAAGAAAGAACTTGAAGAACGCTACGCAAAACAAATGCCGTGGATTGAAACTAACCACCCTGATTTGATTGACGAATACAATTCATTCTACGACATCTGTATCAATAATTTAAAAGCATAAGGAAGCAATAAAATGGCTGGAATTAATAAAGTAATCATTGTGGGATTTTTAGGAAACGACCCAGAGATTCGCACAATGCCAAACGGTGAGCAAGTAGCAAACATTACAGTGGCAACAAGTGAAAGCTGGACGGATAAAAACACTGGCGAGCGTAAAGAGCAAACCGAGTGGCATCGAATTGTACTCTACCGCAGATTAGCAGAAATCGCAGGTCAATATCTTACCAAAGGCTCGCAAGTATACATTGAGGGGCGATTAAAAACACGCAAATGGCAAGATAGTAACGGACAAGACCGTTACACAACCGAAATTCAAGGCGATAACTTACAGATGTTAGGCGGTCGCCAAGATGAACCAAAACAAGCGAAAACAAGTAAAAAGGCAAAGTCTGACCAGTTAGGTGCAATGGCTGAACAAGATGATGGTTTTAGCGATGGAATTCCATTCTAGGAGTTGGTTATGAGTAAATTTATTAAATTGACAAATTTTAGAGCTGGTAACGGTGATTTAATTGTAAATGTAGATTTAATTAGAACTGTAACAACATCACACAATGACTGCTCTATTGTTAAGTTTTCTGACGAACATAATGTGGTAGTAAAGGAAACTCCAGAACGCATTTTAAAAATGATTGAGGCCGCAAAATAGCGGCTTTTCTTTTGGGTGAATTATGAATAAAGAACAAGCAGAACACGAATTAGCGGAATTACACGAGAAAGAACGGAGTTTAGAAAAAGCTCTTGAGCTTGTGCGTGAGAAAATACGTGAGTTAGTTAACTATACGGATAAGAACAAGGGGCGGAAATGAATGAGATTAAAGTCGGCATTCGCTATTCTCGATTTGCAGATATTTTTGTTTGCTATTTCTATGTAAGAATGAATAGCAACAATGAATCCGCAATAGAACTAGCAATCAATGATGTTAAAGAAAATTGGATATTATTCGGCGCTGAAATGAGAAATGACATTATCAATATCTCAGAATTAGCATTGCAAGATGTACCGAATACTGATGTTGTTGCTGAGTTTATCCAGTGGGCAAAACACTATTTTGATGCTCCGCAAGAAACAAGCACGCAAAGACCTTTGGTTGATGTTTTGCCGGTGGTTAATATGGCAAAGGTAAACCATAAAGCGGGTGATTGATATGATTGTTTGGGCATTATTCGATAGTGGCAATGGTTGCTATACGCAAGGTGCAGAGCTATTTAATCAGTCAGTCAGTCAGTCAATCGAAATCTACCCTGTCGGCATAGATATTGAGAGTAAAAATAACCATTTTATTAATCTTAATTTAGCTGATTATAGTCGTATGTTTGGCGATAATAAGCTATTCGATGAGCTTGATAAGCTGCCTAAACCTGATTTGATTATAGCTAGTCCACCTTGTGAGAGTTGGTCGGTTGCAAGTGCGATGTGGGGAGGTAATGCAAGCTGGAAACAGGAAACAGGCGCAGTCAATCGTGAATTATCAAAATTCACAGTAAGAAGTCGTGCGGATTATGATTTACCGCACGTCCAATTCAAATATGACCGCTCTTTTCTGAACCGCATTAATGGTGAGCTTTGTATCTACAACACGATAGAAATTATCAAACGATATGAGCCTAAAGTTTATGTAATAGAAAATCCGGCAAGCAGCAAGATTTGGCATTATGTAAACGATATTCTCAATTTTCAGATTCCTTTTGATAATTTGGCGCACTATAACTTGTATAACTACCCTTTGCGTAAACCAACAAGATTTAAGAGCAATATTAATCTTGGATTACGAAACAATCATAAATCAAAGCCTCAGCAACAATGGGAGGATTTTTCAAAATCATACAATGAAAGGTCGAACATTCCACTTGAATTAATAGTGGATATTTACAAAGCAGTAAATCAATATTTAACAAATCCAATAGGCGTTCCAAGCGAGCGCCTTTTGTTTTAGGGAAATTTATATAAGTAAACTACTGGAGGAGTAAATTATGCCAAATTGGTGTGTAGGAGACTTAAAAATTAGAGGTGAAACTAACGATATAACGAAATTTTTAACGGAATGTATTGATGGTTGCGAATTTGAAATCGACGAATTTGGCACGCTAGAAATCAAAAACATTAGAGAGCAAGCAATCAAAGGGGCTCGACGTGTTTTTTGCGACAACTCAAATGAAATCATTGAGGGATATGAGTTTGAGAATGGGTATATCGTTGTCGTACCAATCTCAGCTGCATGGGTATTAAGTCCTCCTGAAATGATTGAATTAAGCAAAAAATTTAATGTTGATTTTAGGTTTTATGGGTTTGAATGGGGGCAAGCATTTAATCAAGAGTTAGAAATCATAAAAGGCGTATTAACTTTAGATAAATGTATCGAATTTAAAAATTACATTTGGGAATGTCCTATGCCTTATCTTGGGGGTAGCATTCAAAAAAAATCTGACCGCACTTTCATGTGCGGTTTTTATTGGAGTAAATATGACTAAACAAGAAATAATCAAAAGATTTGAAAGTTTTGGCTTTAAACTTGGATTAGATCAAGGACTTGTGTTCGGTTTTATAAAAAGGAACACTACATCTATGTGCAGTATGATTGGGGAAAATATAACAATATCCTTATCATTTAACTTAAAACAAGACAAAGATAGAGCGGTTAAACTCATGACTCAATTATTCCCAACTGCAACATATATTGAGCAAAATGAGCTACTGCACGCATGCTATTTTAGTATTCAACGAATTAATTAACTGCTCTTATGAGCGGTTTCTTTGGAGTTTATATGGAAAGAGAATTTTTTGATGAATACTGCAGTCCAGAATTATTAGCGTTAATAACTGGATATGTTTGTCCTAAATATCAGATGAAAAGCTTAAATGAATTCGGAATTCCTTTTCTGCATCCAAAAGGAAATAGAAAATTCCCGCTTGTGTTACGATCTGATGGTGACAAAATTTTGAAAGGTGAGAAAGTGCAGCCGATTACACAAACAAAGGAAAGAAGGCGGTCTGCAGTATTAAGTTAGTAAGGGGGATATTATGGCACGTCCAAGAAAACGAATTAATCAAGGATTGCCACAAGGTTTAGTGTGTCGGAATCGAAAAAGAGCGGATGGCTCAATCGTGGTTTATTACTACTACACGATGGCTGATAAAAAAGAAGTTGCTTTAGGTAAAGATAAGCACATTGCTATTCTGGAAGCTGCAAAGCTGAATATGCAGTATCTGACGAAAAAAGATAATATCCTTTTTATTGAAGTGCTTGAGCGATATGAAAAAGAAGTTGTACCGCTTAAAAAAGCGAAGAACACTCGAAATTCAAACATTCAGGCAATAAAGAAATTACGCCAATACTTCCAAGATCCACCATTTACCCTTGATGAAATAGAGCCTATACACATTCGTGAATATTTAGATTGGAGAAAAGACGTTAAACCAACCGCAAATATCGAAGTTGGGTTATTTGGCCACATTTGGAGCATGGC